AAATAATTATCTTCAAGCAATGCCGTGATAATAAAATTTTGCAAGTTCTTTGATGTTGCCTTTTCATTTAACGTGAAGTCTTTTACAAAATTTCTTCTCAAGGTATATGTACGTTCTGCCAGTTCTTTTAGCTTTCGTATTTTGCTATCTCTTTCTTCTTTAATTTTATTTTCTTGTTCTGTTTTTTCTTGTTCTGCTTGTTTCTCATCAGCTGTCGCGCTACGATATAACGATACTCCTACACCACTTCCATAACTTCGATAGTATAGCTTTGTACATTCCGGGATTGAATAATCGGTTATATTTTTTGTATTATCAAACCAACCTATATATACTAATCCTGTGGTATCTTTCACTTCTTCGGCATATTCATTCAAATCTTCAAAAAATTTTTTGCGTATTTCTGTTGTTTTCTCTGCTTGTACTGCACGCAATATTTCATTATTGAAATTATTTGTACCAATGGATTTTAGCACTTCATTCCTTTTCTTATCATCTTTGATTTCAAACAGCTTGTCATACTCCAACATGGTTATCTGTCTGCCCTCAGTTTCCTTGAACACATCACTGTCCAACTTCAACAAACGAGTTCTACGTCTTACAGTGCTTTCGGAAAAACCAGTTTTTTCTGCAACTGTTTCAACCGTTTCGCCCAAATCTAACATCATCTGTATTCCTTGCGCTTGCTCATATACTGTCAAATCCGAACGTTGCATATTTTCAAGCAACATTGTTGCTATCTGTTCCTTTGGGCCCATTTCACGAATAACGCACGGTACAGTTTTCAATCCCGCTTGTTTTGCCGCCGCCAAACGTCTGTGACCGATTATTACGGTATATTCACCGTACCAATAACCTGTTGCCGGAACAACCGTAAGATTTTGCAATATACCGTTTTTCTTTATACTGTCCGCCAGTTCCGTTACATCACCTATATTTTTTCGAGGATTTGCGTCATGTGGATGTAATTTATCAACTTCAATATACACGATTTCAGATTTTGTCTGTTCGTCATTATTGATTTTCTCTGTATCTTGTGATATAATTTTGTCTAAGTTATTTTGATTTGTAGTTTCCATATCCAAACTCCTTTCAAAATAATGATAGCTGACCGTTCTTTTCGGTATTAAACTCGTTTCTATCTATATCTTGCGAGTTTTCTACTGGCTGGGCGGTCTTTTCTTTTTCATCATTATTTGTTATCGTTATATTTTTTTGCATGGTTTTATCAAACATATGAAACATTCTTCGCCAATTCCAAACATCATTGAAATACATTGGTGTATACCAATAACAACTATCTTCTTTTGTCATTTCATACAATGACTCGTTTGCCGTTATTGGATTCGCCATTGTATCGCCAATCTTAACATACCCGGCACACCCCAATAGAGATAATTGTGTATAACACATCTTGGCCGTAACTGCATCTATATCTTGAGCAACAAATAGGATGTGATTTTGCCAATTAAATTGTTTTATTTCTTCTGCCGCAGTATTTGCTACCGCAACCAGCAATGCGCCTGCTCCACATGCCGGGTCATTTACAGATACAAATCCATTTGCTTTTATTTCTTGTTCTATATCATTTTTTTGTAATTGAGCAGTCATTTTACACAAACTATACGGTGTAAAAAACTGTCCTTTCCAATGGCTTCCCAAGTCCAGAGCCATATACAACTCTCCAAGGAAATCGCAATCCCTGTTTTCCTCCATGCCATTGATGACGTGACCCATCATCTCAGGAAAGATTGCCTGTTCTTCCTTTGTGTATTTGCGAATAATTTGCATATACATTTCTTCTCTCGGTTTGAAATGCACCCTATCTATGCCATTTGATATGGCACAGGCAAACATTGATATGAAATCAGCGAATATTTCCCATGTTTGATATTTACCGCCGAATTTCTGAATACACTTCACAAACTCGGCTTGATATTGATTTCGAGTTCTTATTTTACCCATCAATTATCTACTCCTTTATTCCAACTCTACTTTAAGAGTCGGATACTTTTCTCGGAACGATTTCATTTTTAACTTGAATTCATTGGTTTTCACCCCTTTCGTGTCAACAATGCGACTTGTTCCGTCATTGTTGAAGATTACGAAATCTGCAACATATTCAGTACCTCGTTCTATACTCCCTACACCCTCTGTCACAACAAATCTTGCTTGACGACAGAAACCTTTTATCTCTCCTGCTCTTGTAAGCAACTTTAACTGACAATAATAATCGGCTTCCTTTTTACTGTCAAAACATATACCATCAATCCAAGTTTTTTGAGAAGAGTATTTATTTTTAGGCTTTGGACTGCTTGTGTTTTGTTCCGTATTCTGAATATATCGTGCATACTCCGCTTCACTCCAACGCATTAATCAATAAACCCCTTTTCTCTTGCAAGACTGTATAATTTATTTTCTGTCGTTTTCCCAATGCCTCTCATTCCAGCCACGCAAGCTAAAAACTCACTCACATTTTTATCCCGTGTATCGTTCTTACCTTGTGTATCATCTATGTACTTGCACAACTGCTCATCGGTCATTTTGCGAATTTTAACTGCTCTGTCGTGCATTTCTTTTTCTGTATCAGTCATTCTGCAACTGTGTTTTTTCATGCGATCTCCTCCATATTTTCTATTGTGTCTAAACTAAATAACGTTTCATTTACAGCTTCATCGCACAACATTACTGCAAGTGCGTTAATCATATGAGGTTGTATTTGCTTTACGGCATACTTGCTGATTTTTTCTTCAAAGGTTATTCTTATATCATTTATTCCTCTCATTTACTTCCTCCAGTTTCGGCATTTTTGCGGATATTTCCTCAACAAATTTTTTTACGCTTTGTGGCAAACTTTCATATTCCTGTTTGCTTTTCGTTTGTGAACGAAAATTCCGCATAAAATTACTTGCTACTACGGTATCGAGTTCATCTGCACTTACCTTAGCCCATTCGTGTATCATCAGAGGGTTTCCTATTGCCGTTTTTACCTTGTCAGGCAACTTTTCATATTCAGCTTTATATCCGTAAATTCCATTACGGATGGCTTTTCGCACCATGCTCCAAGCCTCACCCTCTGTCAGTTCTGGTTCTTTGGTTAATAGCTGTATTTTTTCTATTACCTCGGCTATTGTCGGTGGAAACTTGCTTGATACAATCAATGCCTTAGCAGCATTTGAAACAGTTTCATAGCTGTAATCGGCAAGCATAGACGCCCATAATGTTGTTACCCGTCTTGCTTCTTCCACGTCTATATTTGCATAGTAGCGTGGGTATGCAGCCCTAAATACCGCCATAATTTTAGCAGTTTCTTGAAATGTCATAATATATCATCTCCGTTATCAAATTCACTGTTTTCAAGTAAATCAAGAAATAGATTTTTGCTTTTTCTTGCACCGGCATTATAATCATTTCTTTGCATAGGTCTGTCGTCATAATTTCCGTCAAGTGTCTTTGCCATATTGGAATCTTTTATCAACCAATCAAATGTGGCAGACCAGTTACGATTATTTGCACCTTTTAAAAAACTGCTATTTTCCGCTTTCTCAAACAGACATTTGAAATCGTCAATACTGTACTGTCTAAGTCTTGCTTTAATTGCTTTCTTTCGACTATCTGACATTGAGCGTAATTTAGGATATGATGTACATATGTTGTTATACATATCTTTGATTTGCTCATATGGTGCAGGCGAGCGGTGAGAGTCATCTATTATACTTTCCTCTACTCTACTCTCCTCTACTTTATTTTCTTCTATTTTACTTTGTGAATTATCTTTATTTTTATTGGGGTTATCTTTACTTTTAACTTCGTTTTCTTTATCGGAAACCTTTTTGAATGCAAGTTTATTAAGAATACCTTGCGGAACATCTTTTTTATCAGATGTATCAAGCAGAAAGTATTCTTCAATAAATGTGAAATTTTCGCGGCTGTTTAACATTCTTATAAAGCGCCGCTGGATACCCACAGATGTCAATACTCCAAACATATCAAACACCCTTTCATCAAAGAAAGAACATCGGATACACCCGGAAATAAACTCTGCAACAAACTCAGGAGAACAACCACATCCCGCACCGTCTGACACAAGGTAGCACTTGTTTTTATCCCATTTGATGAAATATCCATTTTTGCCGTATAAGTCACATAATATGTAGTCTAAAAGATACATTCCTTTTGAGCCAAACTCCGCTCTTAAAAGTCGCACTTTATCATCTGCATAAAAATCAGTATCTTTTGGAAAATAATCAACCCCATCTTTCAAGGGTCTTGCCATATTATTCTCTCACCTCCTCAAGCTGCAAAAACTGTTTATCACGTTCAAACAGCTCATTATATACAGCCTTTCGTCCTAAATTTAGTATTTTGCATAAGTACGAATCAAGTATTATTCCATATACATGATACTGTTTTAAAAATTCGTTTTTGCCCATATTATGAGCCTGTATATGGTGCTTGCGGCATAACGCAATAGCATTCATACCTACATGAACAATATCATTTCTATCCCTACCCATACCGACAGCGTCTAAGTGATGTACTTCTGCCTTATCATTGCAAATAGCACACTTCCTATGCTCCAAGCACATATATAAATATTTACCGATTTCTTCGGCACGATTAAGCATGGTATCGAGTGTCGGTACATTCCATTCAAAACAGAATTTTATCAAATAAGATATAAAACCTGTTGCAGTTTCCATATCCGCTAAATTAGTTTTTTTCGGGGATAAGCTGAAATACTCAAGGTCATTATCCATACAATAATTTGATGTAAAGTATTTACGCAAATCTTCACTGTCATGTCCGCTCCAATCGGCTATCTCACCGATTATTGCAAATATTTTTCGTCGTTGTTCAGATGTACATTCCCGACCGTCGCATAACCGTAATTCAACATTTTTAACTTGTTTTCTAATCATCTCACGGCTTATAGGTTCTTGTGGAATTATCAGCATATTACAGCCGTCATACTCTACAATTTTTGCTGTTGTTATCTGCGACATTCTTATCCCCTACCTTGTTATTTATCAGTGTGTTCGTGCAAGAATATATATCTGCTTTTCGAGGTCATATTTGAATATATAAAATCTTCAGCCTCTTCTTGCGACAAATGTTCATTCATTGCTCTTATTTCATATGGATACTCTCCGCATGCTTTTTTTTCTGCAATTCTATGCTTTATTTCTTCCTTTTTGTAATTAGCCTCTATAAAGTAATAATCGTACCCCTTTGCACTGATACCTTCCATTGTTCGAGTATCTGTTGCATACAATATCCTCTGACGTCCGAAATATAGTCTATATCCGCAGTTCGGAACGTCATGATATAGTTTGATAGGTGACAATGCAAATATATTATAATCGTATCTTTTTCCTATGTCGTATACATCAATTTGTGTTGGTAAAACTCCACATTCTATCAACTTGGGAACCATCCAACGACAACAACCAAATCTCAAAGTTGGACGTTCCGCCGCCAACTTTCGTATAGTTGGCGTTCGGAAGTGATCCGAATGTTCATGTGTCAGAAGTACAAGTTTTATATGCTTGTACACGTCTTTAAGTTTTTTAAACGATACACCACAATCTATTAATATATCATTGATTTTAACTGCATTACCTGTAGAGCCTGTGGCTATGATATTATATCGAATCAATATCTATCGCCTCCTGTTCGGTCATCTCACTGCCACTTTGTTCCTGTTCGGTCTGCTCTCTGTTATCCATTTCATCTATTGTTTTAAAATCGTTAGTATTGCCTACCATATCAAGTTCAGATTGTTGTAATATCTGATTATCACTATCAGCATATGTATAATCAAATTCTGATTCTTCACGGTCTGCCGGAATTGCCTTTTCCATCTCTATTGATACAGGGCCCCATTTTGATATAATGTGTCTAAGCATTGTCTTTATAGCCATTTCATCAAAGTTTTTATACCAGAATGAAGAATATCGCCACATATCTTTTTCAGGGACTTCTCCGTTTTGTATTTTTTCGTACATTTCCGCACTAAATGCGGGAGAATATCTATCGGCATGAGCCATCATTTTGCGAATTGGCCAATATATTGCTTTGCGAAAATTATCAGTTGTTTTTATCATTGCATAATAACCTATTGTTTGGGCTTGCTCACGTTCAAACTCATCTTCAATCAAGCATACATTAAATTCTTCTTCTATTTCATTTCGGCTGATTAGTTCGCCCTCTTTTATAGGCAATGCTACAATTTTTTCATACTTGCCTGTTCTTTGTGCAAGTTGTATATATCCCTTATAGCCCATTTGAAACTGGGCTTTTTTTACGGTGTGTTTTCTCCACTTACCGTTATTATCCAATATGTGATTACCGTTTTCATCAAACATCCACATTGTTTTTCCGTATTTATCCTTTAATGCCGTTTCATACGGTACAAGGTAGCAATAGCCTAACTGTGGTGACATAGATAGATTCAAACTATCTGCCAAAAATGCAGCAGACAGAATCGTACTTGCCTCGCACTCCTGTAATTGCGGATTATTCGCAACTACGGTTGAAACATTTGCTATAAAATTGTTTGCACGTTGAGGGTCTTTCAACGTGTTATTTATTAATTGTTTGTATGCCGGTGTAGTTATCGCTACACTAAATTTTGGCTTTTGCATATTACTTGCCATAATGAACACCCCTATCTTCCATAAATTCAATTAGCTCCGGTTTGAAATCTCTCAATATTTCGATTGCCTCTTCTTTTGAAGATGCCTCAATGTATGCGTAGAAATTAAACGGGTATTTCTTTAATTTAACTGTAGGCGGTGTAAGCTGTGTTTCTTGTATTGGCTCTGAATTGTTATTTTCCTGTTGCATATGTACTTGCTGTATCTGCTCTTGTTGTCTTGCCGCATCTTCAACCGCCTTTGCAGCAGCTAATTCCCTTGCACGTTGTTCGGCTTGCTTTGCTTTCCTTTCTTTTTCCGCTTGAATAGCCTTATGACGTGCATCAACTATGCTTACCGCCTCGGAAACATTCAAACTTTTCTTATATTCAACTAAAATTTCTTCCTTGTTCTCCTGTATCTCAATAGCCTTTAAGTCAGTTGCTACTCGCTCTACAATGTTGTTTACTTGTTCTTTCAGCTTTTTTTCTGACACAGATAATGTTATCTTTAGCCCCAATCTTTCAAATGAAATGAAATCAATTTTTTTCGCAGTGACCAACTCTTCAAAATATTCTTTTACTGAATTTTCCTTTTCGAGTTTTAAGCCATCTTCAATAACATCAATTTTGGCTTTTAATTGTGAATTAGCTTTTGTATATAACCCGACACAATCTTTGTACTTATCCTGTACCACTTGTATCGGAGCAATAACTGCTTCGAGTGCTTTTTTATAAACTTCATCAAGTCTTGACTTTTCGGCATTCATAGCCGCACGTATTTTTTTGATTTCCTGTCTGTTTTCCTCCGATACTGTTACGGTATCGGCAAAAGCAGTACGTCGTTTAATTTCATCCTTTACCTTGTCCAACTGCTCCGATATAATTGGCAGTTGGTTTATAACTATCAAATCTGGATTATCTTCTACTATAATCATTTCTTCTTTATCGTTCATCTCGTTCCTCCTCATACTTTGCATCAGCCATTACATCCCAATAATCATCAGGTCTGCCATTATCAAAATAATCTTCGCCATAATGTCCTGTTCTTGCCTCTTCCATTGCCATAAGTGCGTCATAGCTATCACTATTAAAAATCATTGACAACTCACCTCATTTCTGATAGAATAAAAATATGGTATATTGATATGTACCTGATTGCTTTGACCGCATTGAGCTGCAACTCTGCGGTCTATTTTTTTTCAATTTTTAAGCCCAATTCGCAATGACATGAACTACCGAAGTTATCATTTTCTCGGTACATCTTTGTTCTTTTAAACTCTCTCTCTTCATAGATACTGCAGCAATTCAACATTTCATCATCAGGCTGAAATGCTGCTCTGAATAGCATACACGCTTGAGCTCGGCTATCTGCGTTGATAACAACCCAACCACCTGTAAAAGGCTGATTAACCAATCCGAATGTAAAGTAAAATTTCATAATTTGCCACCTCCCATTATTATCATCATTAAACTTTCTAAACCTATCAATATCATGCTGAATATGACAACTGATATGATATACTCTAATTTTTCGTGCTTTTGTTTCAGTTTTAATACCTCGCTTTCTTGTACCTTATAAGCACATATAGACAGGGTTGCTATACATATTTATTTCGGATAATAAGTAATAGTTTTAACAGCAGAACTGTATGGAAATTAATTCATAGGATTTAGTTTTAATTTATAATTTTAACAACCCTGTCCGTATCTGCTTATAAGGCTTGTCCTATATCTCACAGACACATCAGAACCGCCAACCTATTAAAAATAAGTTTTATGGGACGTCTTACATATTAAAAGTTGACGGCTCATATCTGCCTGCGAGATTTTATTTATTATTTACTTGTTTATAATTGCCAAAATTTGATTTGTGTCAGCATTCCACTTCGCATCAAATTTGCGTTTTATTATTTGTGGCTTTTTCTTAGCTGCATATCTGCCGTTTTTAAGTGTAGGTAAAACCTGTCCCTCTCCAATCCATAACTTACGACCCTCCGGACTTAAGCTATTCCATATATCAATTATCAACTTCATTGCGTCGTCCATTATTTTTACCTCCAATAATTTTCATTCCGATAAATATACCTATACCAAATGACACCATTGCCAAACCTATCTGTATCATTGTTATCCTCCGTTTCTTGTTTGACATAATTAATGAGCTATGTTATAATGATATTGGTTGTGGGAGTGTGTACGCATAGAGCGTCACGCTCTCTTTTTTATTTCGTAAATAACCGCTCATAATTACTACCCTGCCTTATCTTGTTTATTCATTGCAAAATGCGGTAAAGCATTTACTCCAATTCTTTTGAGAATTGCATTAACATCTTCCGGTGTTTTATCACGACAATAATCATCTGCAATTTTTACATTGGTGTTACCAATCTTAAATTCTTCAACAAATTCACTCATATAATCCACCTCCCAACTTAATATATTTACATCACAAATTGTCCTATTCTGTTTTTGACAAATTCTTTTTCGCCCATAATTTCAGTGATTGAGCCACATTAGATATTTCATCTAATGTTTTTATGACATTATTTAATTTCGGTCGTTCTTCGACAGATATAGCACCGTCAGCGGTTATATCTAATAAGTCTTCTTTCACATTTGATATTTTGCGTAATGTCGATAATGCTTTGATTGTAAGCCTGTCTAAATCCTCAATTTCGATTTTCGGAAATTCTGCACCTAAAGGGCAAACATTGGAACAGTACCAATTTTTCAATTCGGGAGCATTATATACATCTGCCATCATCATAATGCTTTCGACAGGTACAACTTTTGTTAAATCAAGTTCGTAACTTGCTAAAGTTGAACTTGACAATCCCAGCATTTCCGCCGCTCCCTCACGACTGTTTAATTTGTCATTGTACTTTGCCGCCGCCAATCTGCACTTGCAGTACATATTGTTGGCTGCCTTTGTAGGGTTACTTCCCATTTATTTTTAACCCTCCTTCTGATATAATTTAATCATCAGTTAATATTCAACACCAAGTGTTTTACATATAACCTCTTGACAAGTGTAATTAATAGTACGGCAGTTAATAACTGCTGATACATGCTGCCTTGAATAACCTGTTGCTTTAGCTAAATCGTTTATACTCATATCCTTATCAATAAGAGCCTTTTTACAAGCTTTTGCCCAAGGTTTTAATGGTATTCCTAATCTTCCTAATGACATTGCGTTCACCTCCTCTTGTTTAAAGTAGTTGACTTTTGTAGGTAGTTGATGTAAAATTAAATGGAATAGATATAAGTTTGGAACACTTTTGAACTATTCCATTTAATTTTATAGCAGGGATATAGAAACAATGAAAAATTCAACTATATTTTTCAGATATATTTCCCTACAACACTGTCCTCACGGACAGTCATTATTGTAAACATTTGTTGTTTACAATGTTATTATAGATTAGAATATTCTGAATGTCAATGTAATAATTAGAATATTCTTAATTTTGTGACTATTAAACAATTTTGAGGTGTGATTTCTATGGATTATGTTGAGAATATTCTTAAAATAGCAAAAGAAAATAATTATACTAATAAACAATTATGTGAATTACTCGGTAAAAATCCAAGCTATATAAGTGACTGGAAAAGTGGGAAATCAAAGCCTAAAGCCGATGAAATTATATTATTAGCTCAAACATTCAATGTTTCCGTTGATTATTTATTAGGACAAACTAGTAAAAAACACAAAACAGTGTCTTTGGATGATATAGAGAGCGGGAAATTCAATATAGATTATCCAAATGAAAGAATAGATGTACCAATTGAATTTTCTATTACCGAGGATAAGATGAAAGAGTTTTTTTTGTCACCTCAAAAATTCAATGCAATTCTTGATGAATTAAAAAAAATAGTATCTGACAGCGGTTTAAGCATATCCCCATCACCTACACAGGAACAACGAGATGAATTTACTGAATTACTTGAAGATTGTTCTTCTTCTGAAAAGGAACTGATAAAAAGCTATATCAAGTTCGTAAAATCTCAACGTTCGCCAAAGTGATAGAGTCCAAGAATATATTAATTTTTTAAAAAGTCAAAGAGCAAAAAACGAGAAAAATGATAAATAGAATTAATTAAGTCACATTGAAACAATAAGGAAGTGGTATATTGAAAAACATCTTGTCTAATATTCTAACTTTAATTAGTATATTATCAGGAATAACAGGCATATTATCTTGGCTTATACCTAATCTTTCTCTACACCAGAAAATCTATATATGTATGATTGTAATATTAATTATATTAATTATATTTAATATCAAACTATTAATAAAATATAAAAAAGTAAAAAAGGAATTACGTCAATCTAATAAAAATAGAAAAGGACTTGAACAAAATATAAAAGAATATCAACATTCCAATGCTGTTATGAATGATATAATACAGCAAATTGAAAATTTATTTTATGTTTCAACTCTTAATGATACAAATGATAAAATTATATATATTTATGAGTTTCTGCAAAAATTAAAAAATCGATTATAGGAGGAATTGTATTATGTTTAAAGTAATAAAAATAATTAGCGATAAAAGAATTGTTATAAACGCCGGAAAAAACGAGGTCCAGACAGGTGATATATTAAGAGTTATTGAAAAAAACAGTGAGGAAATAGTAGACCCTGATACAAATGAAGTGCTTGGCACTCTTGATTATATCAAAGCCACTATCACTGTCGAATATGTATATGAACATATGAGTATATGTAAAAATTATGAAACTAAAACAGTGAATGCTCTTGACCCTTTTGAAACCCTAAGACAACGTGAAGTCACCTCGCCTTTAAATGTAAATTTATCTCAAATCACCGGTGGATACAACATTGATAACAAACTCATTGAGATAGGTGATTTAGTAGAATTACTATAATATCATAATAATCACTAAAGTCGCCAACACCAATATCTCAGCCTTTAATAAATATCTCTTTTGCAAGTATTTACAATAAGCCATGATATACGTCATTATACACCAGTAAAAACCTAAAGAAAAATAAAATGCTTCTTTCTTTGTACAAAAAAATGACATACTTTTAAATAAGAAATCACTTAACATAATTAATCACCGTCCATTAGTAACTTTATTGTTATTGTAATTGTAATTTTATAATTTGTCAATATTTTTATAAAGAACGGAATATAAAAAGTATAAAATACTTTTTATCAGTTGTGCTATCCTATATGTGCATAATTTAACTTGCCGGTAATTTGCCGACAAATATATCAAATCACTATGTAGTAACAACCTTTTATATTTTTCCTTGTGTATAATACTAAATATAGTTTATTTCTAACTTGCCTGTAACTTGCAGATGTATACTTATCATTATTTTATATTTATATTGAGAAAAAAATAATAAACAACCGTAAAATAACCGGTTGTTTATTTTTATACCCATTTTACTGTTAAATATATCAAAATTAGATATTTTCTATCAAAACCAACTTTATTTTGTAATATAGTTGTAAAATAACTGTAATGCAAATAAAGGAAGTGTACATATATGAATAAATCAAACAATGACGAATATTCTGAAATGGTAAAGCTATTTAACCAACTTACCGTTGAAGAAGCTGAACTTGTACTGATTTTTATAAGAAATCTTCGTCAAAACCGTAAAACCGATGAAAAGCGAAAGGATGACTGATTATGCAATATTGTTTATATCTAAGAAAATCTCGTGCCGACAGTGAAGCAGAAGCACTAGGTGAGGGCGAAACATTGGCTCGTCATGAGAAAGCATTATTGGACCTTGCGAAAAAACTTAATTTAAACATCACTGCTATTTATCGTGAAATTGTTTCCGGTGAAACTATTGCCGCCCGTCCTGTTATGCAACAATTACTGCAGGAGGTAGAGCAAGGCATATGGGACGGTGTATTGGTTATGGAGGTAGAGCGTCTGGCAAGAGGTGACACCATAGACCAAGGTATTGTTGCTCAAACATTCAAATTTAGCGATACAAAAATAATTACTCCAATAAAAACCTACAATCCGAACAACGAATTTGACGAGGAATATTTTGAGTTCGGCCTTTTTATGTCCCGGCGGGAGTATAAGACTATCAACCGACGGCTCCAGCGCGGCCG